GCAACCCTGGGAACGCTGGACGCAAACGCCAGAGTTTCAGTAGATCAGTACGCAACAGCAAGCGCCGAATTTGGAAGCCTGCAAGCAAACGCAACAACTACACAGCAAACAACACAAACAGCCGCAACCACAGGAAGCCCATACTTTGTAAGCCCGACGGTGATCGTTGAGCAGAAGATAAATAAAGTAGAAGCCCTGGCGCTGACACAATGGGGCGGAATAAAAACACAAGCAATATCAAGAATAGATTTCTCTGTGCTTCAAGACGACGCAGAACTTCTCCTACTGATCTAGGACAAAAATGCCATATTTGATAAGCGATAAGCAAAACGACTGCGCAGGATGGGCAACCGTTAAAGAAGAAGCCGACGGATCCTATACAACTATTGCGTGCCATGACACAAAGCAAGACGCAATCGACCAAATGGTTGCAATATCAATCGCAGAAGATATGGAACCAGGCGGAGAAGTAAGCAGCAGGGCAGTAGATCTGAGTGCTCCAGCATTTATTCGACAAAACGCAGAACGAGGATTGAAATATCTTCGAGAAGGTTATGGCGGAGATGGACTTACAGAAGGAACCAAGCAAGCAGCTCGAGAGATGGCAGCAGGAAGAATAAGCGAAAACAAAGTAAGAAAAATGGCGCCCTGGTTCGCCAGACACAAAGTCGATGGAGAAGCACCAAAGAACAGCAACCCATCCGATCCGCAATATCCAGGAGCAGGACTCGTCGCATGGCTATTATGGGGCGGAGATTCAGACTTCAGCGATAGAGCTCAAAATTGGGCGCAACGAAAAATTGATGCATTAGATGCAGAAGAAGATTCAAGGAGCAAAATGAAAAAAATCGAACGCCGCACCTTCACGATCAAGAACGTAGAAGCACGCCAGGCAGAAGATGGAACGATGCGCCTATCCGGATACGCAGCCGTATTCAACGATGACAGCGTGCCGCTTCCATTTATTGAGAGAATCGCACCCGGTGCATTTCGCAAGACGCTGACAGAAACGCCAGATGTGCGACTTTTGATCAACCACGAAGGCCTGCCATTGGCACGCACAAAGAACGGAACGCTTCGACTTCAGGAAGATCAAACCGGCCTCTACATGGACGCAGATCTTCCAGACACCCAGGCAGCTCGCGACCTTTACACGCTGGTCGAGCGCGGCGACGTAGATCAGATGAGCTTCGCATTTCGCGTGATCCGCCAGAAGTGGAATGAAGGAAGAACAGAGCGCACCCTTACAGAGCTCAGTCTTGCAGATGGCGACGTTTCAGTCGTGACTTACCCGGCTTATCCAACAACAAGCGTAGAAGCACGCGAGCAGATCGCAGCAGCTCGACAAGCGATCAAAGAAGGACGCGAGATCACAGGCGAAAGCCTGATCGTGATCCAGGCTATTCTCGACAAGATCGATGAATCATATGAATATCTTGGCGAAGGAAAATCAATGTTAGAAACAGTTCTTGGAATTGCAGAAGAACCAATGATGGAAGAAGATTCAACTCGGGCCGTCGATACAGTCGGCAGCTTCGTCTCTTGGGATTCATCCGGCGGAACAGCACGCGGAAGAATTGAACACGTTATGCGTGAAGGAGTTCTAGGAATACCAGGAACAGATTTCTCAATTACAGCAGAAGATAATGATCCTGCTGTTTTAATTAGAATCTATGAAGAAGTTCGAGATGGATGGCAAGCAACGGAAACTCTTGTAGGACACAAAGCGTCTACACTTACACTCATTGATGCATTGCCAGAACCAAGCCCCGAAGAAGCAACTCGCAAGATTTCTCTTCGACTTGCACAAGCAATCGTAAATAATACAAAATAGAATTCTGCCGGACAATCCAGCAGAGACAAAGTCGGAGCGACATTCGCACCCTTAAAGCGCCGCGAAAACCACCGCCACCACCTTGCACAAACCAACTCATAAGGAGATCAAATAAATGTCAAAGTCTTTCCTTGACAAATTGATCGAGCGTCGTGATGCAGTTAAGACAGAGATGGATGCAATTCTGGAAGCAGTAGCAACAGAAGATCGCACCGACCTGACAGCAGATGAAACAACAAAGGTTGACTCACTTGTTGAAGAATCACGCACACTCGATTCAAAGATTGAAAAAATGAAGGCACAAGCAGATGCGGATGCAAAGACAAACGAGATCCGCGCAGCTGTAGCCGATGTAGCAATGCCAAAGGTAGGCGGCGCAACAGTTACACGCGAAGCACGCACATACTCACCAAACTCAGATGCATCCTTCGTAAAGGACGCATTCAACGCACAGTTCGCAAACGACTATGCAGCAAACGAGCGCCTATCACGTCACATGCGTGAAGAAGCAATCGAGCGCCGCGATGTTGGAACAGCACAGTTCGACGGTCTTGTAATTCCACAATACCTAGTCGATCTAGCAGCTCCACTAGCACGCGCAGGCCGTCCATTTGCAGACTTCGCGACAAACAAGATGACACTTCCACCAAGTGGAATGACTCTGAATATTTCTCGCATGACGACCGGAAGTTCAACGGCCGTACAAGTTACACAGAACGATGCAGTATCAGAAACTGATGTTGATGACACCCTGCTCACAATTAATGTGCGTACGATCGCCGGACAGCAAGATATTTCACGCCAAGCAATTGAGCGCGGAACAGGCATTGACACATTCGTCGTAGCAGATTTAATCAAGTCATGGCACACAACACTTGATTCACAGATCCTAAACGGTGCAGGCACAGCAGGCACAATCAAGGGCCTTCGTGCATCAGGCGGAAACGCAATCACATTCACATCAACAGCACCAACAGTCGGATTGCTTTATCCAAAGCTTGCTGACGCGATTGCACAGATCCAGACAAACGCATTCGTTTCACCAACACACTGGGTAGTTCATCCACGTCGCCTAGCCTTCCTATTGGCAGCAGTTGACAGCACAAACCGTCCACTTGTTGTACCAGCAGCAAACGGCGCAATGAACGCAGTAGGCGTTGGCGGAGCACCAATCTACGGAAACTCCGGATACCAGATGCTCGGACTTCCAATCATCACCGATGCAAACGTCGGAACAACATACGGAACAACAACAAACCAGGACGAGATCTATTGCGTTTCAGCAAATGAAGCTCATCTTTGGGAACAACCAGGTTCACCTTTCGCACTTCGCTTCGATGCAACAGGCGCAGGAAACCTAACTCTCAAGTCTGTCGTTTACGGCTACGCCGCATTCACAGCAGAGCGCTACCCACTTGCAGCCTCAATCATTTCAGGCACAGGTCTAAGCGCACCAACCTTCTAATCGAAGGCAAGCACTAAATTGTGCAGAGCGAGTGGCCCACCCCCCGAGTCACTCGCTCTGCACTTCTAAAACGGGGGAATAAATGAAAACAGGACACAAAGTAACGATTGGATCATGCGATCCAGGATCCGTAAACGGATCATTTGCATATCGCCTCATTCAATTAGCACAAGCAAGAAGCAGCAGGCTTGGCCCCTTTGTAAGAATTAAGGGATCAGGACTTCTATCAAAACAGCGCAACCGAGTGGTCAAACAATTTCTTGATAACACAGATTCAGACTGGCTCCTTATGATCGATTCAGATGAGCAGCTCACAGTTCCAGCATTTGACGCTTTGATTGAAACAGCCCATGACAAAGAGCGTCCGATCGTCGCAGGCCTTGTCTTTGCAGGATTTGGAGTACCAGGCAAGCCGTACCCAAAGCCAGTCCCTGCAATATTCCAGGACACAGATAACGGATTCCTTCCGCTTTACAAATACGATAAAAATTCAGTCTTTGAAATTGACGCAGCTGGAACCGGATGTTTGATGGTTCACCGAAGTGTTCTAGAGAAGATGCGCGAAGTAGCAGATCCAAACCAGGGCAAAGATTGGTGCTGGTTCTGGGATGGGCCAGTAGCCGGCGAATGGATCGGAGAAGATCTACTATTCTGCCGAAGAGCAAAGGCGCTCGGATTTAAGATTCACGTCAACACAGCAGCTGTGCTGCCACATCAAAAGAGCTTCTGGATGGAAGAGGTTCATAATGATATTTGGAAAGATTAAGAAGATCCGGCAGAAGCCGGCAAAGGAAACAGCAACAGCCGATCCCAAACTAGAACGCGCAATGCTGCCGAAACCGGAAAGAAGGATAAAGCGTGGCCCTAACTAATGCCTACTGCACACTTGCCGAACTGAAGGCATCGCTTGC